TTGTTGAGCATCAGCATTGCCAAGCTTGGCCGCCTGCAATAAATCCGCTGTTGCTCCTTCTTTATCGCCCTGGTCGAGTTTTATGGCAGCTCGATTGAGGTAGGCAGGAACAAAAGACGGGCTAATTTCAATGGCCTTTGTGTAGTCAGCTATGGCACCCTTGAAATCATTGTTACTGAATTATACTTCAGCGCTTGTGAAAAAAGTTTTAGCGTCATCTGTCGGGTTGGCGTTTGCGAGTGCATATGCAAGCATGAGCGCAAATATTGATAGAGATAGAATCCGAAAATAATGTTTCATTGGTTACTGCAGTTGTAATGGTTATGTAAAAATCCGTGTATCTGTTCCATGAACGTGTTTTTACCCGGCTGACGGGGCAGGGTTTATTAAGGCCCCGTCAGGAGAATGATTCTTTCAGGGTTAGAATGCCTGTGTTAAGCCAACATTGAACGAACGACCCTGTCCGGCAACCGACGCGAATGGAGTGATTCGTTTGTTTGCCAGGTTCTGGTCATAGTTGATACCACCAAGCGGGAGATAATAAAACCTGTCGAACAGGTTCGTTATACCAAAGTCCATCCGGAGGTTTTTGTATTGGTACTATAACGCGACAATCAGTTTCAGAAAAAAAGACAAGCAGTTTCAGAAATTTAAAAGCTCGTTAACACCATTAACAATTTGACGTAATTTAACACCTGTTCAATGGGTGATAAACGAAGGATAAACTACAGCAAAGAGGCCTCTAAAAAGTACGTATCTGTTTGTTCAAGAGACCACCTTAAAAAGGTTGCAATATCAAGAACAAGAGCATGTGATCGAGATACGGATGTGCGATATTCCCACTCTATTTGCGCTGCCTTACTCATCCCCATAATCGCCTTCTCAACATCATCAAGAACACCAAGAGCAAGCAACTTTAGACGGCATTGCACCATAGTAATTGATTGAGGTATTATTGTCGGTAGAGGCTGAGCTTTTGCCCAGCAGCCGCCGGCATGCCCATCCCCAATTCCAAACCCGATAGGGAGTGGAATCCACCCATTTTCAGTTATCAAATCCTCAACAGTATGGGGATCCTCTATATCAATAACATTCGTAATCTTTTCGTCTACTATTACTGCGTAATTTGGCATTCGGTTTAAGTTTTTATGATTATCGCACCTTTGTTCCCATCTCCTGTAGGAGTATTTGATCCTAATCCTGCGGCTCCAATCGTAGACGTGTATGCTGTACCAATCACGAGATTGGTATAACGTTTAATTGCATAACTTCCATTAGAACCACAAGCTGTTGTATTGTTAACAGGATTACTATTTCCTATTGTCCCAAATATCCCTGGTAACATTACATCATGGCTTACACCGTCTATAAATGCACATAAACCTTGAGCATTAATATCCCCATTAGTGCCGATTGGTGGTCTGCCACCAAAATATTGTATGCCAGAAGAAGATGCCGGATATCCACCAGGAGCAGTGATAGTCGTTGGGCCTACAAAGGATGTTGTTCCTCCAGCGGTAGCAGTACCACTTGTGCTATAAGAACCGCCACCTCCGCCGATAACAGTAACTTCTGCTGAGGTTGAAGTTGCCGTCCAAGTTCCTGTTGTTGTTATAATCGTGGTGTTTGACGAAATATCACCTGAAGCCAGCAGGTTTACTCCACCAATTGTCTTTACCGCAGACCACAACGTTGCAGTTCCATTAGTGCTAAGTATTTTCCCACTATTGGATGTCTGATCTGCGACTTGTGATAACAGTGCCCAGTTTGTTGTATCCGACGCAGGGTCAGTTGTACCTGACCCTGCCGTCTTACGTCTGTACGATTGATAGTTTGTTGGAGACCAGCGTACATCGCCAATGGCGTACGAGGTTCCTGACACCCACTTTGAAGCATTGACAGCACTAATTGCTGTATTTAGCAGCGCATTAGCGCTTAAAATATTATTAGCACTGGTTATCACATCCGACGCGGTACTTGCTGCGTCTGAGTCACATTGATTAGCTGTTAGATTAGCTTGATTCGTCCAGGCTGCAAGTTCAGCTTCATGAGTCACCCACCAAGAGAGGAAATTTGCAACAGCACTAGAAAATGTTGTTTTATCACCTCTAACTGGAGGAGAAGGAGGTGTAGTAAGAGTTTGAGTTATACTCATTATATCAGTCCGGTTACTCTAAACTTTATGATCATATCGTTAATTCCAACAAAGGTTCTGCGCCATTCCTCTAAAACGCCATAAATGATGTATGATTGATACGATATCGGCCCTTGATTAAGATCATAAACTCCACCGGTGGCCCTCATGCTATTGAGAAAATTGACTATCGCATCAGACTCCTCAGTCTTGACACGTATAACGGCATTAATATCAGGGGCGTAGTTACCCTGTTTCAGATACCGATCGCCAAAATCATCAGGTATATCCTTAGAGAAATCAAGCGCCCCGTCATCCATTCCTTTTTGTGTGCGGCCTATATCTTTTGAAGATCCAGGGGAAATTTTCCCTACAGAGACTGTCCCAGGCGACGATAAGAGTATTCTGATTTTATCACTACTACCAGTTATCAAGCCTAGCTCAATAGAAAATTTAGACCTTGGATCAGGAGGCTCTGAAAAAAACCAGTCATAGTAATCATCAACGAGATCAAGACCATAATACAGATCTAGGGTTCCACTATCCCACAAGGCTGTACCTAATGAATCCAACACTATCGCCTGGGCTGTTGAAGCAACAACTCCAAGGAAGTACAGCGTCCCCACATATGGCTTTTGAATGATTTGGTCAATTATCAGGGGATTAGTGCTACAAGTTGAGAGATACCCATCCCATACCTTCATACGATTGATCATCCCGACAATAAGCCAATACGGGTCGGCGATCGGTGCAAATCCTGCATTAAGCCAATCATTATTGACGTTCACACCACCGGCATACAGGTCAGGATCTTTGCCTATATTGCCATCTTTTGCAGACTCATACAAAAAGACTCCTTTGTACCGCTGATCACCAATCGCATATGTCTCTGTACTCGACCAGATCGTTTCAGTTATCGGAATATTCGTTGAAACGATATCTTCCGATGTTATCGCAACAGGCTTCATCGCTCTCATGATGATCTCGTGATCACGCCATTTTTTTGAAAGTCACGGATCGCAAATTTAATGTCACTTACGGTCTTATTACCATCTTCAGCAACGACCTTGCTCTCCTGTATCATCTGCTTGAGATCAATAATCGCCTTTTCAACATCTCTTAACGTCGCGTCTTTACTCGCCAGTGATTGTATTAATCCCGCATTCCTTGCAACAATTCTTGCGTACTCAAGGGGATCAGTAGACAACGATCGAGCCGTTGCAAGTACGTTGCCTACCGCTCCACTTATACTATTTAATGCTGTAATCCGTGTATCACTGTTGCTTGAGAGTGCGTCTTGTACAAGCTGATTAACTACTGCTTGTTGAGATAACTCTAACCCTCGGCCACGACTTAACGCAGTGGTCTCTGAGTTTGTCCACAAACTCCTGCTATACGCAAGAAGAGAGTCCGCAGCTTTCTGAAGATCCGTTGCCGCTGTAGTGGTTGTCTCTGCTGCAGTTGTCTGTGCATCTGCAAGTTGCTGCTGTAAAGTCGCGATCTGATCTGTCAAGCGTGATGTCGCCTGAGCAACCATATCATTAAGTTGTTGCTGGCTTTGCTGCGTTATGTCTGCAGCAGTTTGAGCTGCCTCAGATGTTGTTGTTGATGCTGCTGTTGATGGTGCCGATCCAAGCAATCCCGCTCCGGCCAATATGTCGCTGAAGGTTTGTATTTGAGGCGCAAGACTATCCACAATAGCTCTGCCGGAGTCGGAAAAAGACTGCAACGCAGAGGAAGAGACAGGCCCTGCTGCGTATGCTGCCGTGACACTATTCATCCAAGGCTGCAATGCCGGCGTAATCACCGAGGACGAAAATTCAGTTATCGCAGCTTGAGATAAGGTGTTATTTATTGTTGTCGTGAAATCCGTCTGAAATTGAGCTGCCGCGCTCATCGAATTTTTGAAAGCGTTACTCAATGAACTTGTTAATGTTCCGGCAAAGTTATTCGTCTGATCAATAGCCGTTGTGGTGGCACTTGTAGCTGTTGTTGTCGCCGCAGTTGTTGCCGCAGTTGTCGAGGCAACACGCAGGCCCATAGCATCCAAACCGGAAACGAACTGAGTGACCGCAGGTATCAAACTCTCAGTTACTGATTTTACCCTGTCGAAAGCCGAAGCGATATCCTGATCAGATCCACCATTAGCCATCAAGTTCGCCACATCAGCCATAACCGGCTGGAGTGCAGGCATAATAACGGAACTTGCAAACATCTGGATATCGATACTCCGTATAGCTTGAGCAATACTATCCTCAAGCTTTCCAGCGAATGTTGCCCCTGCAGTACCATCAGTTCCAGCAGCATTTATAGCATCATTCAGGAATCCTGTAACACTGGTCTGCGATATCCCGGTTAAAGCAACAATTAGCTCGTTTTGCTTTGCTAACTGTAAATCAGCCGTGTTCCCAACCGTTTTTTGAAGAGCTTCGTACTTGTAATTGATATTTGCAACCGCCGTTGCAACAGAATCATTGGAAAAACTCTTTATTGCCGTATCAATGGCCTGAAGGCTATTAAGATAATTAACCAGGTTAACACCGGCTTGACCTGTCCAGGCTGTAGACGTTCCAGCCGCATCGAATAACGATTGAGTGCCTCCGCCGGTTAAGGAATCCGGAAGTATTCCTTGAACATTATTTGCCCGCAACTCCTTGAGATTGGCGTCTGAATATCCGGCAGCTGCCATTATTTTCTGTGCAACAACACTACCAGCTGCTGCAAGCTGCTCGATAGATTGACGGGACGATGCATTAGTGTTATCAAGATTGGTTGTATCACGGCCAACGAACAACGATGAGATGAGAGAGGTCGCCGTTGTTGCCGCGGCTATATAAGGATTCCCCGTCGAAGCAAAGCTTGAAGCACCTGCTGCAAGAGAGTTCAGAACAGGGCTTTGCGTACCTGTTGCTTTTATCAGACCAGCGCCAAGTTGCGCCACCCCCTCAGTGGTCTTTGTAGAGTCAGTCAGGACAGTCGCCAGCCCTTTCGAAATATCCGACAATCCCTTGATAGCCTTCCCACCCATTGCAACATAAGCCTCACCAACCGCATCAACCGATGAGACGATATCAGCATACAATTCCTTCTGCTTTGCAAGGGTTTTCTGCATGTTCTCATGCGCATACCTTTCTATGTTTACAGCTTCGGCAAGTTCATTGCTCCCTTCCTTGCCAAGTCTTTTCGCTGCAGCAACACGCTCCTCTGCGGATTTAACACCAAGCAGAGCATCGGATACCGAGAGCGTATCATCCTTGTATGTTCCTAAGTATTTCTCAGCCTGAATGTGTAATGTTTCCGACTCTTTTAACGACTGGTTATATGCCGTAGTCTTAGTCTTAAGCAGTTCATCAGCCGCGGATACATCTTTCTTCGCATTAACCAAATGCTCCGCAACCTTCGCCCAACCGGCATCAGTGGTCGCACTCTCTTTCGATGCCGCGGTATATGCTTCTCTGGCTTTCATTGCAGATTCTTCAGCCTCAGCGACAGTATCGGTCGCTTCTTCCCGCTTTTTCATCGAAGCATTATACTCGTTGATGGCACCAGCATAAGCATTCCACCCAGCAACACTCTCAGCCGGAGAGGCTTTGTTTGCTTTGGCTGCATCCTTTTCGATCCGCAATTTTATCGCACTTTGTTTGTCCTCTATATTTAAGTTTTGCTGGTTGATGGCGTACTGCTTTTTCGCCTCATCCGTTGTCATTTTATAATACGTAGTCATCAATCGAACATCCTCTGTCTCGCCAAGGGTTATTTTTGCTCCCTTGATTTTCTCGGCGGCTATTGACTCGTATGTAGAGAGTTCAAGTTTTGCGTTGGTATATGCGGTAGGGTCAGCAGCGTAATACCCAGACAAAGAACTGATAACTGTAGAGACTAGTGACGGCTTCGCTTCCTTGATGGCCGCCTGCCTTGATAACGTGCCTTCGAGATAAGCCTTTTGATCTATAAGCTGCTGTAATTCAAGTTTAAGCTTAGCGAGCCCTTCAGCTCCATGTATTTGGACGGTCAACCCGAAATCTTTGTACTTCTGAATACCTTCCAGCTGTTGGTCAAGATCCGCAACCTTAGTTCCTGCAAGGCCAAGCGCATTGGCAACCTTTGCCCCATACATATCCCATGCAACCCATAAAGCAGTAATCGCAGAAACAGCAATCCCAACACCTGCAGGACTCATTAACCCCTGCAAGAGGAGCTTAGACATTGATGTACCGGTGGCATCTGCTTCTTCCCTCAACCGTCCCATTGAACCAGGTAGCTGCTGCAGGTTATTAGCTATACCCTGCATACCATACGGCATATCCTGTATGACTCGACCTAAGTCAATCATCGCGCCATTAAGTGCCCGACTATTCGTTATAGCAGCGGGGGCAATCATTTTTTCCGAAGCGCCACTGAGCTGGTGAATCTGCGCCTGGAGATCCTGCGATTTCGCCTTCAAGGCATCGAAAGCCTCTGTCCCTACATGTAAGTCGGCAAACTTGGAGTGTACCTGAGCGAGTTCTTTTCCAAGAGAGTTTAAGGAACTTTCCGTAGCCGCAACCGTTTGACCGGCACGCCCGAGGCTCTCATCAAGCTGCTGCACCCCGGAGAGGTCAGACTCTCCGGTTTGAATAGCAACTCTAAGTTTGATCTCCTCTATTGTCAAAGCCATTACTCTTCCTCTTTCTCGTTTTTAATTATCGCCCGAGCCCTCCAGTAATTCATCTCTTCATAGCTGACCTCGACCTCCGTTCGGGCTTTCGACATCCCGAGCATCTCGGCAAGGTCAAACCAGCTCATCAGCTCGGGATCGTCGTAAAATCCTGCTTAGCCTCATCAACCGTTTTAATCGCCTTCATCTTATTGTAGAGCTCCTCTACCTCATTCTGGAAATGGAACTCCAGCAACGCCTGGAAATCATCATTTGAGAACAGCCTTGCTCCATCACTGTCAAGAGCCTTCATAATGACATACCGGGTCCACATCGCAGCATTGGACTCTCCTGAACTCCCCTGTGTAACCACCTTATTCGTTTCATTCGGTGACAATGGCACAAAGTAAATTGTCTTATCCCATGCCTGGACATAATGTGACTGCTTGTTCTTGACAAGAGCTGTGTCAATCACCCTGAGTTGGTCAATAAAACCCATAATAAATACTGTTAAACGGTTGTTAAATGATGAAAAAATACCCTATGTATTACGCTCTTATGTTGCCGTCCCCTTTGTCGGAGTCGAAGCATAAACCAGTTTATAAGTACCTGTCTGTGTCTTGTTTTTAGCTGGTGCACCCTGATTCGGAACATCGGTAACATAAGCCGAGCCCGTCCATTCAATTGCACCAGTGGTCTTGCCGTCCGGATAAAATTTAACGGCAGAAATGAGTGTTCCTGCAGCAAAAGCGGTATCCATAGCGACTTGGCCATTGGTGTCTGTCGAATCTATGGCAACATCAATGGCAAGATCCCGCGGAGCTGAGGCACCTCCCGTAGCAATCACATCAGGCTCTAACAAATGCAACTCATCTGATAGCACCGGAGGCCGTGGCGGAATGGTAAAGGTTACTGTATTGATATGCAAAACTGGACTGGTACCGATATAGACATCAGCCTGATTAACTGTTTTCCTTGCCATCCTGTGTCTCCTGTTTGATTATTGGTTTTTCGATGTTTTTATTTTCCTTCAGAACCCAGCCCTGTTTAAGCAGCTCTTTAGCCACCCAGTCAACAGTAGCCCTTTCGTCACCTTGAGGGCTCACAATATCAATGAACACCTCTCCATTTTCAGACTGATTCATCCGCATTACCATCCTCCGTTTGATATTCTACTTTATATTCTACGTCAAGCACTGTATGTTTTAATGCTGCTTTTTCATTGTGCGTCCGCCTTGATACACTGTAGATGAGGTTTGTCGCCAGACCGTTCAAATAACCTCCGTTTACAAAATCACCATATAAAGCAGACTCAACTTCAGAGTGTACCTGGTTAATAACAACATGATCATCACCCTTAACAGTGATTCCTATTTTCAACGCTAGCGATTTTTCTGTTGCCCGTAAACTGCCTCCAATATTACCTTCAGCACCAAAAGAGATCGTTATACCTGGCATTGTATCCGGAGTTTCAGGATGCTCAGTTGCCTGGAAAACATTATTTCCCGTTGTATCCAACCCAGTCAAGAGTGTCACAACCCGATTGAGTATTTGTGTTTTCACATGCATCAGGCAACTCTCCTTGTTTGCGTTTTCACGCTAAGCAAGATCCCATATGTCCATGCTCCTTTACGCTCTTCGACATAATCATCACGTTCAAGCTCAACGCCATCAACACAACCGTCCGGAAGAAATCCAATGAGTCGTAATGCAGCAAGATCCAGCAACTCATAAATTCCTGCGCCCGTATCTCTTGCAAGAAGTGAATCAGAGAATACAAGTACTTCATACCCCATAGTCCGATCCTGCACCGTAATTCCACAAACCTCTCGCTTTCTTGAATATTTTGATCCAGTGTACCGTACAACAAGAGCACCACTCGTCGCAAGCGTAACAAGAAGCTGTTCAGATGGCTGCCGTGGATAAGACTCAACCTTTACAGGCACATCAACAGTAGTGCCATCAGGCTTCTGAAGGGTCTTAACCAGTGCCGGTAAACCAGTTATTTCCTCCTGAAGACGCGACTTAAGTGCACCTTCGATATCATCTATTACACTTTGCATAACGCTGTTTTATGTTCCTTGAGCCGGTCCACACAGTTCAAATAATTCATCATATCCTTCTCGATACAGATATATCTCCGATCAGTGTTTATTGCCGCAATGGCTGAAGTTCCACTTCCTG